ATACTTTTAGCAAAATCTGATATGCGCTTTGCGCCATCTTCGTTCGCGGGTATATTTGCCCATTCAGATTTGATGAACTGCGCTACTTTATCAGGTAATGTAGACATGCTTTCCTGTGACGGCGTAAAGTCGGCTGTGATTGCTTTGTCATCTGATTTCCCGTTGATATTGATGTTCGAGAAAGAGATTGATTGTAAAGCGTTCTTGGCTAACGGTGCTAACCTGTCGATATGCTCTGTCTGCTTTTGTGCCTGTATCTGTTGCTGTTGTTCGTATTCCGATGCGGGGGCTTGCGATACCTGTGCCTTATGGGCTGTCAGGAACTCCCGGTCGCCTCTCGCATCTACTTTAAGACGGATTTGCTCTCTTGCAATAGTATCTTCGTCATGCTCGTCGGGGTTCAGTTTATAAGAAGACTCAAGGTAAACCTTAGCCTCTTTCTCTGTCAGTCCCTCTTTAACTTGTAGTGCCATTAGCTTCACATCATAAGCCGACATACTTTCAAAACTGTCATGCTTGTTCAGTTTCAGAAATGCATCTACCTGTTCGGGTTTTGCGCCGCCTTTGAGCAGGTCGTTGAATTTTTTTGATAAATCATTTGCGAACGGGTCAGTTGCTACTTTGGCTTTTAGTTCGGTATTCTCGCTGTCGAGTGCCTGTAAACGGCTTTCAAAGTCGTCAAACTGGCTGTACTTTTCTAAAACGCCCGCAAGTTCCTCTTTTGACTTAACTCTGCCATCGGTAATCTTTACCAACTCTCCGTCAAAGTCAAATTGTGGGGCTTGCGCCTGTTCTGCTTCTTTGGCAGGTTCAGCACTCGCTGCTGACGGTTCTGCCGGGGGTATAGGGGTATTTACTGTTTCTGTTTGTGATGCGTCTGGTTGTTTCTGTATTACGCCAGCTTGCTCTAACAAGTCTAAGGTGTCATTGGGCATAAATATATCTTTATGTTTGGTATAAAGATAGCTATAGGTGTACCTATAAAAAAAATGTGGTTTTCCTATAATTTATCAATCACTATTATTATATTTGAACGTGGAAGAACAATTATCACTAAGTATTCAGTTAAAGACAGCCCGAAAAAAAAGTGGACTTACTCAATCTGAACTAAAGGAACTTTGCGGGATTTCTACTTTTACTATTTCAGGTATCGAACGTGGCACTATTAAAAGCGTAACCACATATACATTGCAACAACTTCAAAAAGTATTAGACATAAAATTTTCATTATGAAAAACCTATTCTGTTTCTTCCTGTCACATACGTGGCTTCATGCCTACAAAACTCGCAAATGTTCCCACTGTGGAAAAGTACAACGCCTTGTTTCAGGTCGATGGGAGGATGCTAAATGAAAATACTCGGCAACCGTATCCTTATACAACCAACTGAACCTATTACCCAATTATCTTCGGGTTTATTCCTTCCTGACAGTGCAGTTCAAAAACCAAATACAGGCCGAATTGTTGCAATAGGAACACAGGCAGACTCAAGTTGGCAGGGAAAAACTGTATTGTATAATAAACTGGCAAGTGTCGAAATAGAGGGTTGTCATTTAATTAGTCCATTAGATGTTCGTTTTATATTATAATTCCTACCTTTAAATAAAAAACAATCATGGCAAGTAATATCACCGTTTCGTATCCTCCCGCACCGGGAGCCGCAACCCCACCCACAGAACTAAAATATTTTGGCAATGAATCAGCATCTACAAAGGACAGTCTGATAAACTACACGACAACCGTATTGCCTACAACTCCTGTAACGTGTTGTACAACTGATAGGGAACAGTATATCAAAGGCCAGATAGAGTGGCCGAGATAATAAGAATTAACAATAACTTAATAAAAGCCTTAACTATAAAGTGAGGCTTTTTTATTTTAACTTTATAGGATGAAAGTTTTATTTCTGGTCAAAACTACCCAAGAGTATGGAGAACAGTGCCAACCCTCCAAATCAGGGCTTCGCAATTCGGCACGTTTCGTAGTTGAAGAAATCAATAAATTCCCTGACGTGTGTGCTGAGATGCAGTTTTGCAGGGATGATAATGACTGCGACAAGTTTTTATACAAGTTTAAGCCACATATATGCATAATTGAGGCTATTTGGGTGCGTCCTGCAAAGTTAAAAGAATTAATACGGCTTCACCCTAATGTAAGATTTGTAACCCGTGTACACAGCCGTACACCGTTCTTAGCGCATGAAGGAAACGCTGTTGAGTGGATAAGGGAATATGAGAAAGTATCCGTAGTTTCCTTCAACCATGCTCAAACAAGTGAAGACTTTAATGAAATAGGTATTCGTAATGTTTATCTACCAAATATCTACCCAACTTTAAAATGGCGCGGTGTAGGCGAGTTGCCTAATAAACATATGTATAAGATTGGTTGCTTCGGTGCTATACGTCCTTTTAAAAATCAGCTAAGTCAGGCAATGGCAGCTATTTTATTTGCTGAAAGACGTAACGCGGTTGTACATTTCTACATCAACGCATCAAGGGTAGAACAGCGCGGAGAGAATATACTGAAAAATATACGTGCCTTATTTGAAGGAACGCGCCACAGGTTAGTAGAAGTTGACTGGCTTGAACACCATGACTTTTTAAAACTTATAGGCACAATGGATGCCTGTATGCAGGTTTCGTTTACTGAAACATTTAATATTGTTACAGCGGATTGTATTTGGATGCATGTGCCTGTAGTGGTTAGTGAGGCAATAGAATGGTTGCACTGTAAAAAAGCCGATCCCAATAGCGAGGGACATATAGCCAACGTTATTGAATACGTTATTTCACACAGGGCGCACTTAGTTGAAGATAATATCAGGGACTTAGATCATTACCATAATCATTCAGTGACACAGTGGTTTAAATACCTATTAAGGTAAGTTGCAATTGCAGAAAATTGTAATTAGATTTAGGTTCTCATCAGATCAGGTTTATAATTGACCCAACATGCGATACTCCATCCGGTTGGGTTTTTTAATGAATAAAGTTCTTGAATACAAGAAACCATCCAATGATTGCCAATATTATAGCAAATCCACGAAATCCCCAATAATAGGGAGCTGTGTTAGGATAGCTGAATGCTGCGAGAGTGAAAACAATCGTTGAAATCACAATCCATATCTCTGTAATGTTCATGAGATATTAACAACATAGTCAGTAAGTTGTTTTATGCTATTTTACGGGGTTCGTACAAAGCCTTAGCCCTTATTTCAGCTATCCTGTTTTGCCCTTGAATGATTTCTTTCTGAATCAGTTGCTGCATTTGCTGTTGACCCTTTTGAGCCTGTAATGCTGCTTCATTCTGTGTTTCTTGCTGTTGTAACTGGGCATCGGTTTGTCCTTTAGCTTGCTGTGACATTTGTTGTTGCTGGCCGTTTGCCTGTATAGCCTGCATCTGCTCGTCTTTGGCTTGTTGCTGGCGTTTAGCTATGGCAAAGGCCGTATATATCTGAGCTTGTTTGGTTTTGCCTGATCTGAGCATGTTTTCAATTATGAGATAATCTTGCTCATTCATAGATTGTATTCCTCCGGCTCTGGCCGCGGCACGCATTTGCATAAGGTCTTGTAGCATCTGCTGACGCTCAGCTTCCCCAATTCCGGGAACTATTTGTGTATCAAAATCGTAGTCAAATATCTTTTCACTTACAGCAACAATTTCTAATGAACGGGATATGCTTAACTTTTTCTTCTGTTCAGGTGTAGCATACTTAGCCACACATTGCCATTTACTTGACACTACTTCGTAGGTTGCCTGTGTCATCTGCACTACTGCGTTTATAAGTGGCGTCAATGAATTTTGCGCCCCTTCTAAAAGAAGTTTACTCACCCCCAACCCTGTCTGCTCATGCGGTGTCTGTGCTGCGAAAATATCATTGACCCCAGTAACTTTTTCAATCATGCCAATAACCCTACCCATATCTTCCCACCATGCACTGATTATCTGCATCAGGTCTGTTCCAATTGGTACTACGGGTCTGCCTGCACCCTGATTTTGCCCCCACTGATTTTTAGTGTCCATCAGTAAGTAACCCTCGTCTTGAAGGATTTTAAGCAGTTGCTGTGGTTTGTATGATACTCCGTCAATCTTCATGCCCTCCAATGCGCCTTTATCAATAGCTAAGTTAGGTGGTGCAGGCATTTTAGCCCTCGCTACACGCAGTTTTAGCATGATGAGTTGTGCATCATCTACAAAAGGGATAGAGCGTTCTACGATGCTTGTAGAGCCTGTACGGGTAAATTTTAGAGGGAATAACGGCCATTTTTTACCGCCTTCGGTCTTGTAGTTAATATCGGTATCCTCTCCGTAGTCAAATATATAAGCACTCCCAAGCACCATACTTGCTTTATACACCGTCATGTTTGAAAAAGCGTCTACCGTTTTCCCATCCTTTATCCCTTGCTTATCTAAAGTATAATCGGCTGCAACTTCATTCACTACCAATGTACCTGTTTTTTTATTAGTTACACTGGTTATTACTTTTGACTTACTGCCTATCCAATAGCCCCTGAACACATCGACCTGTATCTGGTCGATCATCCTGAAGTCAAACTGATTGTTATTGGTTTGTAGGGATGTGTAAAAGTTAGCGATGTTATTATCCCTGTACTTACTGGCTATCTCAACTATTTGCCTGTCTTTTAAGTTACTTGTTCTTCGCAGTTCAGCTATACTGATACTCTCCCACCAGCCACCCCAAGAGGCATCCCTGTAGTCTCTGTACTGGCTGTTGGGGAATACTGCCCTTTCAACATCAACATAGCCTTCCTCTACCTCGTTGGTATTAGGATTGGTAAACACGCGCCTTGCTGAATAACCACAAGTAATCAGGTCATCATTAATTAAATCCTCTATCCCTTCTGTTTTAGAAATATAACGGGTAGTATCAATCAAGTTCTCTAAAGCCGCTTCTTCTTCCAACATAAACAGTCCTATCGATTGAGCCAAATCAACATCTTCTGGTGAGTTTATGGGTACGGAGTTATTAGCTACAGGTGGTTTTGGTGCGGCAAGGTTTACGGTATGATTAGCATTTACGTTTTGGAGCAGGTTGCCCAATCGAATATCGGTTACGATCTTAGCAATGGCAACTTTTGTCTTTTTATCCATCAACGCCTCGTAATCACTTGCCTGAACGTTGATGTCGTATTTATTTTTCATCAGGAAACCAAGCACTGCATCACACTTTTGCGGCAATACCTGTGTCATATCCCATGAAATGTTTAGTGTTGTTTTTCGTTCGCCTGATTGGTCAGGCATTCCTATCATCCAGTTCTTATACTTGTTGATGTTGTTCCTGCCGTGACGGTACGCCCTTAGTTCAGCTATTGACCTGCGCACTCCCCACCCATCGTAAGGTAACGCACAACGGTTCATAAAGTATTTTGAACACATAGCGTTACAGGCAGCCAAGAAATATCCCTCGTCTTTTACTGGATTTGCCTCGTCAGGAAAGGGGTATTTTTGTTCCGATACATATACCGAGGCGTATTTTACTTTATCCATTTTTTAGCTATGTGCTTAATGGGTGATAAATATAGTATTTTTAAATTACAATAATAATTCAATTTTTATGCCTTTACGAAGGTAAACCACGTATTACCTTCCACTTCTTCCAAGTCCTCACCCGGAAAACGATTGTACATTTTTTCCTTTGCTAAAAGTGTCCAGCCAAATGCCACGCCGCAATCATGCGAAGTTCTTGACTTTTTGCTTTTATTCAAACTCAAAAGATCTATCACAATACGCCTGTGTTTGATAGCGTTGCTAAAGTTCATGACGTAGTGAGATATAGCCATAAAGTACTGGTCTATCGTATCCTCTGTAGCCGGAGTACCTACCTGTTTAATATTCTTAGCCTCGTATGATTTGCTGTCGAAAGTGCTTTCTGGCCTGTCCATTAGGTATTCGGCATAACCTCTTGCCCGGAAATAGCCTTTGATAGACCGTTTGTTATTTTCCACGTTCATCTGCGTACCATAGTAAACGTGCATCATAATCATATCTTCAAAGAATACATTTGGGTCTTCTTCCCTGAACAGGTAGTCTGCTACCACCTGATTGCTTTCCCATTCAAAACCAAAATCTATAGGCGTCCCGTCATCATGCTTCTTTGCCCCATCAACCATATCATCATACATCCTGAATATCATTCCTGCCCCTTTAGATGCCCGGTTAGCGTCAACTATTTCTGCTATATCATGCTCAAACGGGTCACATCCACCTCTGAAATTTCGTATATTACCGGGATAACGGATACCACCCATAATCGTACTCAGGTTATCCTTACCGTCTTTCAGCAACTGCGATACTTCCCATTTCCCGTCTTCACACGGTCTGAATATTACCTTAGAGTCCCTTTGCCCATTAACCCATTCAAAGTTACCCCTTACTGTCCATTCCTTATTTGGTAGTCCGTAAGACTCAGGGTGATCTAAGCGCTGTAATATGTCTATCAGGCGTTCCCTGTTAAAAGAGCCTTTTTCCCCGCTTGGTGTTAACGCTTCTTCAATAGTACGAGGCGATTTCCTTAGTAATGAGCCTATCGCTTTTTCTTTACCTCTCGCCCGTAAGTTAGCTATCTCACGCTCTAAACGCATTTTAGCTTCTTCACGCTTAGGGAAGCCCCAATCATCGGGTTCAGCCACATCTTCCACAGTTATAAATACCCGCCACAATCCTGTAGTGGTACGCCCATTTTCGTTTAGTTCATCCTGATTGCTATCCCTCCAAAAAGTGTTTACTTCCTCAATCTGATTGTCATCTATCTCCTCAATTGAACTTTCTACCCAACACTTCCCAACAATCTGCGCCCCATCAAAATAATGAAGGGTAGGCTTGAATACTTCCCACCACTTTATCAGTGACATTGTTTCCAGCTTGCCCGCTTCGTTCAGGATGCCCCTGTTTGTTTCCTGACCATCATAGGCACTTGCCTTCCCCGGTTCAAAATCGATCTTTGACGCTAATTCTTCCTCGCTATACTTTACCTCGTCAATATCAGCATCCTTTTCAGCCATGCCTTTCATCTTGGCATCGGTCATACGCTCGGATGGGTAGAAGAACTCCAAACGATCTTCCGGGTCATCACTGCCTTTATGAACCGGCTTCATGAACCAAATCATCTTCTTATTAGCCCGTGTAATGCGCTTAAAGTTTTTGTAGGCTTCCTCATCGTTCTTGGACTGATTGTGTCCCTGAACGTTCCTGACGCGGCTACAGAACTCGTATTCTTCCCCTAATGTAAACTCCGTCTTACCGCCTCGACGAGGACCGATAAGGAATAGCCCGTAGCAATCTACGTTACGCACCACCATGTTCCATAACTGGAATACACAGCACTGAAAATAACGAAAACCGGGATGGATATTTTTTATTGTCCACCAGTAGTTAAGAAAGAAGTAGTAAGGGCCTGTAAAATAGAGTGGTTTCCCTTTGATGATTATCCATATACCGTTCTTTCGCTTGTGCCACTCGTTCTGTATCCATTCTTCTTCTTCCTTAGTGACACGGTTCTTACGATGTAATAATGATTTAGGTATTTCAGTGTGTCTAAATTTTTGGTCTTTCTCAGGCAAGCCATAGTTGACCATATCTTTTAGTGGTGGCATACTTGGTAGTGGTATTTTGTACCCGCCAAACTCTGTGTACCCGCTCACTACCGACCAATCCGCTGTATACTTTTTCAAATCGTTGTTTTATTTACCGCGTTTTTTTCAGCATATTGTAATAACCTTGCTGTTTCCTGACGTACTACTTTCCTTGTTTCAGCATCGGGGAATATTTGCTTTTCGTAGTCCACCAATGACTTGTGAATATCAGGTAACTGCTTTTCTATACTCAGCCTGTCCTTTACCGTTTTCTCTATGTCATCCACCTTCATAGGTTGGCGCAGGAACATATTAAGTTGGTGGAAGTTGATGAGTTTAGACTGCCACATAACGTAAGCCAAATTATCCATCATGCTGAAAATTACCGTGGCTATACGGTTATACTCGGTGTTTTCACCTGAAACAATATCGGGGTATTCGGCCTTTAAATCTTTGAGTATTTTATTCAGTCTTCCCTCGTAATTATCCCTGTCTGCCTGTAAGTATGGGCTTTCCTCGTCTATCATGAATAAAACCACCCGTAATAGCTTATCATCATCGGTTATACCCCGTAATGACGGGTATTTATCAGTCAATTTTTCTTTTATGGTGGCGTCGTATCTCATATCGGCACTCCTTCAAATTCCCTGATTGCTTTCCTGTGTTCGTACTCCCGTATACAACCTAAAATATTGTCCCATTTATCCCAAATATCTTTCCGTTGGCATACTTCAATATTTCTCAAGTCTTCATTACCCACCTCATAACTTATTCTAAAGCCCCGGTTTTTCATCAGCAATATCCTGTCACCCGATTGAAGTTCAATACCAGGCTCATCCTCGTGTTCTAAGTGAGATTTACAAGGTTCATCAGCGTTTAGTACTGTCGCGGTGTTTAAACCGTACTTATTTTGCTTTCTTGTGAGTAAAATACCACTGCTTAACTCTAGTTCGTCAGGTAACTGGTCTCGGTAAAAGAAAACGTATCCATTTACAGGTCGTAAGTCGCCATTTTCATGCACCCCGTAGATTCTATCCTGTCTGACTAACACACATAGCCCATAATCAGCCGTTCTTACCAATCTTATCTCTGATTCAGCGTCAATTTGCTCCCGATAGTCAAAAAATACCCTATCGCCAACCCTGACATCAAAGTTGGCGTCAAATTCCAGTGAGTTTCGAACCATAGCGTTAAATTCATCACCATGCCCATCGTCTTTATTGGCAAAAAACCACTTTGATTGAGGTAGTAACAGCACTTTCCCGCTTATAGACAGGTATTTTGAGTTATCTTGGTTGAAATAGGCTAATTGAAGGCTTACTTTTCCGTCAGGTGTTGGTATTTCATGGTAATCATACCTATGGTCTGCTTTTATAAGCACGTAGTTAAACTGTATAACAGCGGTTTTTAGGTCAATGGTGTCAATCATATGTTCAAAAGTGACTCTATTCTTAACTTGTTTATATCCGAAAGTAAGAAATTTTTCTGAACATCACCTATAGCGGCAGCATGTGTTTTTGATAATACATCCTCATTGCTGATGTAATCATCAAATAGACCCAATGGTAGCACTTCAATTTTATCAAACTCCGGCAATGTCGTGTTACCAAAATAAGAGGCACCTACCAAAGTAGCCTCCAAATATGAAATGTTGCTTTTACCTCTGTTTAATAGATGATCTGAAAGTGGAAATATTATTGCAAGTGGTTTTAATTGCTTCAAGTAGCTGAAATACGACATTATTGGCATTCCCTCAACCGAATTGTAGTTATCTCCACACCGTTGCTCAAAATAAGTAAATCTATGCCCTATGAAATAAAAGTCTAATTCAGTATGAGTATTAACCATCTCAACAATATTATCGGCATTTTCGTATAAATCGCCTTCATGTGAAGACCCGCCTCTCCATACTATTTTATTTGAACCCTTGTTAAATTTAGCACACTTACCCATAATATCCTCATTCAAAGCGTTGGGTATCACAACTCCCCTTCCGAAACTTTCTTTTATTGATTGTGTGCTTACCCAAACCTCATCCGATAGTTCAATACATTTTAAAATTATGTCTCGTTGTTGCTGGTACTGCGGATAAGTCGGGTTCAGGAAATTTACACTAATCACGTTGTCGTCAAAATCTGTAATTACCTTCAACCCTGCCAACTTAGCATTCCTTATCATTTGCAAGCCATTTGGCGTTCCCGGCCTTTGTATGATAAGGACGTCTGCACCTTCAATATCGTATTGGTTAATTCCACCATAATGCGATACATCTCTGGTTATAATGTCAGGGTGATTAATGAAAGGGAGTACACCCGTAGTGCGGTAAAAATCAGTATTGCTCCAAGTTGTAGGGGAATAATATAATACTTGCATCCAAATAATTTATATATTTACTTCAATATTCATTTAATTTCATTTCATTATGGCAAACATTATCACCGTTTCGGCTCAACAGTTAGGAACAACACCGCCTTCAAAGGCACACAATTTAAGCGTTTATTCAATACTTGACGTTCAGGACTGGGCTGCTACTACTTATCCTTTTAACAGGTCTGTAGTATTTACCAACAACCCTGTACTACCTGTATTGTATTGTAACGAGCAGGCTTCAACTATTAAAGCTGCTGCTAACGCTCCATTGGCCTAATTATTCCTCCCTGCGGTTGGCGGGGAGGTTTATTTTTTCTTAAAAACCGAAATATGCACTACTGAGCATACAAATTCAAAATCAGTCTGTGTTTCTAACCATTTTAACTTAGCATCTGTGACTTCCTGATGCCCTCTGAATGCTCCCCACCACAAATTTAAGTCAACATTAGCATCATCCATCACCAAATAACCACCCGACTTTACCAAAGGTGCGTAAGTACTTAAATCAAACAGAACATCAGAATATTTATGTGATCCGTCAACATATATGACATCCCATTTACCCATTTCCTTAACTCTTTCAACTATCCAGTTTTCGTTGCTTAACCCTTTTATTATAGCAGGCATGTCAAGGTTAAAATGACCGTGTAAATCCTGTATACATTGCCAGTAATTACAGTCAGGATAACCCCCTTCGCTCGATAATGGGCTAACTCCGTGTACCGTTGCATCGGGTCGTAAAAGTTTTATAAGACTAAGTGTGGCCGATTTGTAAACACCTAATTCCAAGAAACTAAAACCCTGTTTCTGTTCATCACATATCAACTTCCAAAGCCACCAAAATGCACGTTCGCCAAATCCGTAGCCATTTTCAACAAAATCCCTATGCTGTTTAAGCGTATTATCATTGTCTACCAACTGGCAAAATAAGTCGTTAATGTGTTTATGATATTCTTCAGTATCTTGAAATTGTGATTTAAGTTCGGGTATTGTCATATAAGTTCAATTAATTTATCCATTGGGTGCAGGCCGTTCCCATGAAATAACACAGGCACAGTATTCGTTTCTTTATTTCTAACCAATTCACCCAAAAATTCAAACTCATCCCAATTAGTTGAACACAATGTTTGGAATATTGAACATCGTGTATCTAACTTCATGTCATACTCTGCGCCACGAGTTAAAAACGTCTTTCCCAATACCACTTGGTCATTATCGTGTACAGTGATTGGATTTTCTTCAAACATTCGGCAAAAGCGTTCTACTTCAACGAAAGCCATACCACCGTTGAGATATTTAAAGCTACTTCGAGCATCCGGGTATAACATAGCCCACTGTTCATATGGCCATGCATTTCGCTCCGAATTCCACAATAAACAATTATGATTTTTAATTCTACTTAATGCTTCTTCCATTGTACCCAAAGCAATTACATCATATGCGTCAATAATAAATAAATGAGTATAATTATTATTTTTTGCAAAATGATATGCATTAACCATTTTGGTTCCAAATGCAACATAATCAGTGTTTAAAACCTCGTAGTCCCACCCAAATTTATCTAATGATTTTTTTAAATTAAGCCATCCCGGATGACTTAAATCAGAAGCTGTTGTTATTAACTTAATTCGCATATTTCCAAATATAACCCCTTGCAGTTTTACTTATGATTCCATTACATGCTGCCGAAATATTCCCCCTATTTTTTATACCTAAAGCCCTACTTGCTTCAACTATACTTTTCCAATTTTTTATAAAAGTTCCATCTTTAGAATACTGATTAACTGATTTATATTGATTTTTAAATCTCGCATCCATTTGAGAATCTGATAATTTTAAGCCTTTACACCATGACTTCTTTCCTTTATTACCTATTGAGATTTTTTTATTTCTTTCAGGAGTATATACTTGCCTTCTACTCGCTTCTTTCAAAGCATCCAAAGTATGTTGCGGCAAAATCTGTAATTTCCTCTTATCACTTATCTTCTTTCTTGTTTCTTCTGAAAATATTTGTCTCGTTTTCCTAAGAGATGAATTAAGTCCCTTTTCAGGATTTAAACTATCATGTGCGATACCCCACATTTCTTCTGCGTCATCCAAGCACGATAAAGAAGAAATTGTGACTATTTGAAATAGATGGTTTTCCACACCATATTTTTTTAAAGATTTAAAAAGAAGTTTCTGACCTTCACATTTTAATCTTTTGTAACAATTCCACCTTTTTCTTATGTTAGTACTTTGACCTATATACACCCTATTTTTAGGATTAACTATTCTATAAACACCTCTAAATATTTGAGTAGAATTCATAACCATTAAAAAGTCATTTGTACCCCTAATATCAAATATGGTTGGAAACTTTGGCCCATAAATCACAGTGTTTTCGCTCATTCAAAATCCTCCCAAAGTGGCCGTTGTCCACTGATATATTCTGCGTGCATTTGATGATATTTATCCCAAACTTCACCTGCCTGTTTCTGCTTAACTTGTGTATACCCGTTACTCCCGTCATCTAAATGCTCTATGACAATGTGCGGGAGATAACAGTTCCAGAAACCGGCTAAATTAGAACGCAGGCTAAACAGTGAATCATCAAAACCATACAAGCCCAATTGCTTCATGCCCCCTATTTTATCTAACAACCGCCAATTAAACATCGTACAAGTCCCCATTATCGAAGGCCCTTTTTCAACTGTTATCCACGTTTGTCCCGGCTGATGTGACAGTTGAACTAATTCGCTTCGGTATGATGGATCGGCATTATTGGCATCAAAATTTATGTCCTTACGCTTTAATCCGACTATGCCAATTAAATTATTGCGTTCGATCACTTCTTCCATTTCATCAACCCATCCTGACTGATGGATAACTACGTCATTATCAATTTTCACGCAGTACTCGTTTGGTTGCCTTAGCTTTAAACCTTGATTAATGGCTTTAGCTGTTCCTAAATTTTCTGGGCTGGTAATCAGCGATATATAACCCCATGACATGCATTCGTGTAAAAACTCTTTTGTCCTGTTACATGAAGCATTATCTACCACAATCAGCCTGTGTTTGCTAAAATCAACTGTATTTGCCAGTGAGCGAATAGTTCTTTCAGTATATTCAGACCGTCCATTTTCTTCTGTATCGAACACAGCCATCACAATCAAAGCCATTATATTTCCTCCTCCAACCACTTCATAATTTTATTAGTGTTATCCATTAGTTCAGTTAAGTTTTTATTTGGTAAAGTAGCAGCAATCTTAACGCATTCAAATTTAGATGGCCTGATTTTAAAAGGTTGACTATTGAATTTCTTAAACATAGCTTTAACCCATTTATCATCACTATTTTGGTCAAACATATTCATGATTTCAAAAAAATTAACGGGCAGGCCATGAAAAGAAATGCAGCGAAGCTATAGCCTAACATGAATTGCCCACCCGAAATTTTAAATATTGTTTTCTTCATGTTGTTTTTAACTATAGTTTCGCTTCTGTAAAAGTAAAAAACTATTTACTAATTATCAAATATTATTTTGACGCTATTTTTAGACCATACAATAAACTTTTATTTCCAACCATACATAGATACTATTTTTACAAAATAATCGCTCACAACCCAAATTAGATAGGTCTATCGCCACGATTGGGGTACTTCTATAAGTTTAAACCGTGTCCAGTCATCGCTAAATTCGAAGTGATGATAATCATCTATCAAATCTTTAATCAGCTGAGTTAAGTCATCCCCATCCCTGTTTACTACGCTGAACCATTTACCGGGTTCTATGCTCTTTAGTTTAGCTATTGTTTCTGTTGTTGTCATTTTTTAAAAAGGTGGTTGTGCTTCTTCTCTTTGGTTAATTGGTTAAAAAGGATAATAATCCTTCGTCATTTGATAAATCATCCCAATCAGGGTTTGCCGCTAATATTTGTTCTATCCTAACTTTCAATGGCATAAACGTAAAATAGGTGACCCTGTCTATTGCTTGTCCCTCAGTCCATACTTTTTCACAATAAACTAATCTGTTAAGATATTTATCGATTGGGTAATGTAAAGAGGTATCCGAAAAAAACTGATAAAACTCTATCATTTTCACCACATCATCGCAATAACCTGCGTGAATGTGTTTATGCGAATAATCGCTAATTAGGTAAACATAGTGGCTCATTATCGTTCTGATTGAACAAAAAAGTTATCGTTAGTTGGTATCTCGTTTATATTACGATCAAAAAATTTCATAACCGAACCATTAAAAATAAGGTTCGCCGTGTCGCAAATACCACTCCTGTTCTTTGCAAAAATGATTTCGCACATACCTAAAGTGCTTTCTCCTGTTTCAGTTTCACTTATACCGTAATACTCCGGCCTGTACAGGAATAAGACACTATCAGCATCCTGCTCTATCGAACCTGACTCCCTCAAATCTGAAAGCATCGGACGTTTTGAATTTCCTGCTCTCTTTTCTACTTCACGACTCAATTGTGAAAGGGCTATTACCGGAATATCTAAATCCTTTGCCAATCCTTTAAGTCCCCTACTTATCTTGCTTATCTCTTGTTCCCTATTGCCGTTTTTATTGTCCTTAGCGCCATCCATCAACTGCAAATAGTCAATTACGATCAACCCTATATTGTGAAGTTGTTTAAGCCTGACCGCTTTACTCCTAAGTATATTTAAGGAAAGCGAAGCGGTATCGTCAATAAATATTTTTGAATTAAATAAGTTAACCGTACTATTCTCCAATTGGTTAAAATCATACTGATTCAATTGCCTCTTGAGTAATTTATCCTGATAAATACCTGTCTCACTTGAAATAAGCCTGTCTGTTAACTGATTTTCACTCATCTCCAATGAGAACACCCCAACTGCGCAACCATGCTGTATAGCCGCGTTTTTTGCCACCTGTAAGGCGAACGCTGTTTTACCCATTGCCGGACGGGCAGCTATGATTATCAAGTCTTTCTTCTGCCAACCCCCGGTGATACTATCTATTGATTTAAACCCTGAGCCAAGACCTGTCAAACCATTTATCGATACCTTTTTATAATCTAACAACCTGCTTCTTCCTAAGTCGCCAATATTCTTTATATCCTTACCATTCATGTTTGCCATTAGTGAGTAAGTTGAGTTTTGGTTTTTCTCTATCAATTCAAAAACATCGGTGGTGTCTTCATAAGCATCATTGATAGTCTCCGTTCCTATGCGTATTAATTCACGCTGTAAAAACTTCTGATAAATAATCATGGAATGATACTTCACATTCGCAGCCGAACTAACCCTGCTTGTTAATTCGGTAATATAGTACGCACCTCCTATCATATCCAGTTCACCCTGTTTTCTCAACTGTGCCGTTACGGTTAAAATATCAATTGGCGACTTCGCTTCATAAAGCAGTTTTATGGAGTTGAATATTTTTTGGTGGTTGTCTTTATAAAAACATTCGGTCTTCAATATCGTCATCACTTCGAATATTGAATTTTTTTCAAGCATTACCGCACCAAGCACAGCTTCTTCTAAATCTACAGCCTGCGGAGGAAGTTTGCCCAAGCCACCGTAAGGCGTAGGATTAGTTATACGACTTCTTCTTTCGTTCGTAACTGGCTTGTTGTATGGGCTGTCGTTTTCTAATATCATGATGTAGGTAGGTTTCTATGGTCAATAACTTTCCGCGCCACATTTACGGGAGAGGAATAAGAGTTTTGTTGCATGTTTACGTACTTAGCAAATTCTATAGGTCGTGTTATAAATTCAGGCGTTAAATATCCTTGCCTACCTCTTTCAGTCATTTCAACAAGAGCAATTGAAATAGCTTTTTTAAAATCAGAACTTTTATAGTTGTCTTTTAAAATATCATTGAATTGTTTTATTGTTTTTTGGTCAAGTGTTTTAAAATTTCTACCAGTTAGTTCGTTAAATAATTTTATGAAAAAAAGCTCCTTCTCGCCAAGAGTTAATTTATTAACTCTATTATTTTCATTCTTATCTTCTTTGTTAGTGTCGTGTGTCCGTACGGCAGTCGTACGATTTACGTGTAAAGGTGTCTGATAACTATCATAGTTACAAATAGTTAACCGTGTGCTTTTCCCAATATTTACACGGGTAATCATTTTATCCTTTTCAAGTAATGTAAAGAAGTTTCGTGCGGTATCTTTTGATACTCCCCATCTATTAGCCCAAGACTGAATACTAAGTAAACTTTCACCCCTACCACACTCAAAAATCTCATTACCAATGGTAACTTTATTAGGCGTGTTATTCACTGTAAGTATCATATCTATCCACCATTTAAATTTATTAGCATCCTTCCAAATCCAATGATCTTGGATTTGCCTGTAAAGAAGAACCCATCCATTCTTGTCGCTCATTGTCTATAGATTGAAAATTTTTAATATGTGTTTCCATTGTAATTCGCCTAATAGAATACTCATGTCTGATATTTTCATCCTTAAACTTAACAAAACAATGAATTATATCTCCATTTTCATTAAACCTATAGACATTATAAGCAACGGCGTTATCATTTGGATATTCAACCCTTATTATCTTTTCAATCTCATTACCTTCATTTTGTAGTTTTTCAACCATGAAATGACAACATTCACAAAGAGTAACAAGATCATCATCGGATACATCCCATGGTTCTTTTCCGTATTTTAAATGATGTATGTGCAAAAACGAAGTAGTGTCGCTACATCTTTGACAAGCAAAATTGTCACGCTCTAAAATTTTAAGTCTTTTCTTTTGCCAACGAGGGTCTTTTAATTTGTCTTGATAAGTTGTTTTGGTTGTCATATTTTAATAAATTAGTTTGGACATTATAACAAAGTTTAAAGCCGACAAAACACGGGTTAATCCAATAAAATTAACACACCGCCTAAAATTTCAACTGTATTAACTTTTTTTGCTTTAACAAGGTCGTTTACGCGCTGACGTATCAGGTTGTTTCGCCTTGCGTATTCTGCTTGGGTGATAAGTTTCGTCCTATCAACCTTTAATGGTGGTAATTGTGACTCGTTCATTAATCAAATATAAGTATAAATTGGACACTGTACAAGTATGTTGATAAATATTTAAAACATTTCTGCCTGTTCATTTGGGTCTAAAATTATAATCCCCAAAAATTCTGCCGCCCAGCGTTGTATATCCGCTATAAAATCCATAAATTCGGTTGTGCTAAGACTTGCAGTTGACTGCACGATCTCCACAAACTCACCGTGTTCATTGTAAATATCTTTCCGAAGAAACTTCGCCTTTAACATCTCGTGAATGGTATCATGGTCAAGTAGGTGCTGTTCAAAGCCCATACCTATTAGCCCTTGCCTCACTTCGTTGATAATAATTCCGTGGTAATATGCGTTCTGGTTGTTACTACGCTTCTTCTTAGCTTTAGCAATAGTTACGACCCATTTACCATCGGGTAAAGATTTTAGTGCCTCATATAAAGCCCTGTTGCCTTTTAAAACGTCTCCCTCTTTGGTTAGGTTATAGGTTTGCATCGTGGTTATAATTCACTTATTCTTTTTAAAACATCAGCACTTGTATGCCCATCGTATTTAGGGGCTTGTTCAAACTCCTGAAATTTACATTCATCCCATTTTGATATTGGTAAATGGTAAGTAATTTGAGTGCCTGTCTTTCTGTTTATACCAAGTAAAAACCAACTATCCCATTCAGAGCCATCAGAGTGTTTTTTAGATTTCCATACATTACCGCCTGCTTCGTAGTAAAATCGGCATAAAGCGATGTAAATAACTATCCTATGCTCGTATAGTTCGCCAAAAGTGTGGTAGCCATCTGAGATAAGATTAGTGTCGCACTTGATTGATTTAATTAAATCATTTAATAATTCTTCGCTTGATTTTTCAGTCATGATTTTCTATTTTTGAAGTCACTTAATGAGTTATATACTTTAACTTTACCACCCTTAGTAAAGCGTTCTATCCATAGGTCACGGTCTTTAGCGGTGTTGAAATATGGGCCACCTGTATCCACTTCAAGTGGTGGTTTTCTTGGTTTCATACCTCTCATTTTAGTAGTTCGGGGTTTGAGTAAATGTTGCCTAAAACAGTCCATGTATCTTTGCAGTTATCTAATTCGTAATGTAACATTGAGGAACAATCTACATCAAATTCACCTCCATCTTCGTCAATTTGCTGTTCAATCCAATGCGCTGACCAACAAGCGTATTTGTCATCCCATACTATTTTAGACGTACCATGAGGATAACCGCCAAGTATATCGCCTTCATAAATTTCTGCACCGTCTTTTGTTTTAAGGCCAGTGTACTGCATGAGAATATAATTTTTCTTATTTAATTCATCTTCATAAAAATCAAAATACTCATCACCAGTTCTTGTATGACCATAAAACCTACCTTCCAATGTTAACATATAGTAATCATCGTACTCTTTATTTTTGGATTGATAAATCATTTCTTCACCATTCCAAGCCCTAAGCTTAATTTCTCGTCCCATAAATCAAAAGGTATGTTTAATATACTCCCAATGGTTAACTACCAGTATCAGGGCTATAGCAGCTAAAGCACCGAAGCCCAGTGAGGCCACTATAGCAGGCCACTGCTCTTTGAACCATTTTTTCATATCATAACGATTTCGTGTTCATTTAGAAACTTAGCTATCCTATAAAATACCCTGTCGGTAGTGTACATGTAAAGAATACTTCCTCTAATTTGTATATCCTCAGTTGAACTGCCTTTAAATCCAATATAAACCTTAATACAATCTGGTGAAAATGGTGTATTAAACTCAGCGTTGGTTATTGAGTATTTAAGTCCTCTTAGTTCACATTGTAGCTTAACCCACTCTTTGTAATTTGGTCTTTTCATATCGTTCTCAATGATTTAAAGTAACAGGGACACTTCCACACCAACCAAGCACTGAACACCCGATGATGTACAAATGACTTGCGGTTATTGACTATCTTTTCGTGGTGGGTCATACGGTAAATACTTTTGAATAATCATAAAAATGATGTAATATTTTAGCAGCACTCACAAGTACATTTCTATCTTTATCAGACATTTTTTGCCATTGTTCAGTTGTTATTATTTTCCAAAATAGACTCGGAGGACTAATTAATTCAACTTTTACTTCTTTCATCTACTTACTTGTTTGTGGTGGTTAAATCGTTATAAACTATAAATTTTTCTGATTTTCGATTAAGCATAGTGGCAACAATATAACACTTATCATCAGCTATAAACGTTGACAAATAACAGTGTTGAGTGCCATCATTACTTATTTTACCCAATTTAAGTACATTTCTGACCAATTGCAAGGCAAACCAGTCATCTCTGTCACTTTGGTTGTCTATAATTATCCTGCTCATTTCCTGCTCATTTCCTGTTTATTTCAACTGTAACCTTAGTTTCCACACCCGCTTTAAACTCCATCATATACTTAATTGACCTAATCCTATCTTCCTCGCTATTTGCGAAGTACATGAGTGGGTTTATCTGATAAGTGCCTTTATCTATCGATATTAAAAAGCCCTCCTCAGTCAGCTTCTTAAAAGCCTTTATTACAGCATGTTCCGAGTACTCTTTATTCCCCTCTTTCTTCCACTTAGCATGGAACCCGATAAAGGCACGTCTTGTAATCTTATTATTATTTACATACCCTCCATCAGTCATATTCTCACTAAGCCACTCTATCAGGTGATGCGGACACCCATTTATACCCATCAATAAACACAAAGCATTATTATACCGCTTTGTGCACTTTACACTGGCTTTAATATATTCATACTCATATTCTACATAGTCAATCCCATCCAAATACCCCTTATGCATTATCCCTGACCTATACTTAATCAGTTTAAAATCTTTAGTCTCTATTGGCATATACAAATCTAAATAATGTAATTTAAACTACCAAACAAATGTAAAAATAATTACTAATAACATGGAACGTCTTTCCATAATAAGTGGAACGTCTGTACCCTGAAAAAATCAATAATAAGCCTTAGCGTCACTTTAAACCCACTTTTTTAAAGTATTTTACCCTAATAGGTTTCAGGGGCATGTATTTACCATTCTATTACGCCTTTTATCAGTAACATTTTAACTCGGTATAACACCATTAAATTTATTACAAGTGTTACTTAGTTTATAACAAGTTACATTGTTATTAGTAAGGGGTATACCTGCTTATTATTAAAAGTTTCATACTGTTATTAGTATGGGTTAGCACCCACAAACACCCCTCCCCGCTTCGCGGTACAAAAGTGCAATCACTATAACCGGGTACCCTCAAATAAATTTAAAAAGGTACTGTGATAAAAGTTTAAAGTTTTTTCTTTACTATTGTTGGTAACAAAGCTATTTTATTATGACAGTTGACCATAAGTCACAGGTAATAACTGACTTCTTCAATACTCCCACTAATAGCATAAGAAAATATATCCCTGATAATAAACTTGTAAGGCCCTTTATAGCCTTCAGGCTTTTAGTTGTTATCAATGTATATCCTGCCAATACCAAGTTCTCCTTAAAGAAAATTTATTGCACTAATGATCTTACAATTAATAAGAGTATTAATAGGCTTTTAGAGCTTGGTCTAATCTATGAACATGGTAAATCCTACTTCGTTACAGCTATTAATAAGTTCAGAGTTTACACCGTTTACTCCATTACTCCAAAAGGTAAAAAAGCCCTTTTAGAGCTTCTTTAGAGGGGTAAACCACACCGGTAAACAGTGATAATATCTTAAAGGGAATTAAAAGGTAAATAAACGCTTACATAATAAAACTCTCCCTAATAATGATGTAAACTCTATTTGTGTGTTATAAAACATAACTAAACACTTACATAAATAACCGATATATTGATAAAGTGGACTATATTATCATTTAATTTATAAAGTATTTTACAATAAAGCATGTTACCTGGTAAGTGATTTGGGGAAATTGCCATTTGGGTGTGGTATATATTTTACCCAATTTGTGTATATTATTCCACACTTTAATTCCCCAGTTGAGTAGTAAAAGTGCCTATACATAACGTATACCTATTTGGCACACTTATTGTATATACATAATCAAACGTACAAATATTAAAACTTAGCAAAAATGAAAACTTTAATCTCAAACAACACCGCAACTAATGCAATGGAAGCTAAAATTATAGTAGATAGCTTTCTATCATCATTAACGAATGAACAATGCGCTAAATTAGCTTTTTCATCTATTGAAAATGATGTTATATATAAAATGCCTCTTACAATATCATACGCAATCGGATCAAGTGCATTTTATTATGGCCCAGAATGTAAGATATTTTGTTCTGATAAAATAGCTAATGTTATTTTTAACAAGGGATTTGAATATATTAAATCACAAAAAGAAACTGTATAAGTTCTGCTAAGTCTTAGCAGTCCGGCACCGCATAGCTCACAAGGCATGCGGATTTGCCGGTAAAAGACAATAAGATTATGAGAAAAAACATAGACATAACAGAATCAGGAGTTAAAGCTATTAACGCAATGGCACTGAAGGAAGACAGGAGTGTAAAGAACTTCATAGAGCGCAACTTAGAAGCAATGGGACAAAAGGGTATCAGCTATTTAGACCTTTGGCAACAGTGCGAAGCCTTAACAGAAAGACTGAAACAATTAAGTAACCAATAACGTAAAACAAATATTAAATAATGACCAGTTATGAAAAATTCAACAAAAACAACAGTTCAGTATTGGGGAGATAGTACCGAAACATACACGGTATACTACTTTGCACATTCAATACGCTTTACCGTATATTTAAACTAACCCAATTTCACCACCTATTTTAATAATGACCAAAAACATGAAAACAACAACCATTAACCACGAAACAAACGAAGTGTTAAACACTGTACCGTTTCAAACTAAGCCAATCCGTGAAACTTATCAAGGATGGAAAAACTACCAAACTTGGAATGTAGCCCTTTGGATTAACAATGACGAAGGGCTTTATATGAGCGCTGTTGAATATTTAAGCAAGTCAAAAAGACCAACATATATGGGTTTTATACGCTGGTCAGGCTTGGAAGATACCAATACACCAGATGGTATTAAATTCAACGGCACAAGGCTTGATTATAAGGCACTAAACAAAATGATGCTCGAATTTATGAACTAATCTGAACTAACTACCGGGTTACTGGTCATTCCCCAGTAGCAACCGCCAGCCCCGACACTATGTTAATTCATGGTTCGGGGATTAGGCGGTGAGAAATGTCTCTCAATTAAAAATTAATGACCATGTATTTATCTTATTACATTTTAGGCTTTATACTCATAGTGAGTTTAGCCGTTATCAGTTCTAAAGTGAACTGGTCTAAAGAATTAGAAGATATGTTTAACCTGTTTAAACTTGGAAAGGAAAGAGTAAAATGATAACGTTAGAAAATATTTTAAAAACTCAGGATATGGGCCAAACTGCCATTGATAAAATATGCAATGAAGTATTGAGAGATAAATTTGATGCTAACACTGACCCGTTAAGTGCTATAATAGTAAACACCTTTAATAATAATCTATATGGCAAGTACCGACCAGAAGAAAGTGATTTTGATTCATGTATTACTGATATAGATTATGCTATTACCCAACTTACGAAAGCACGTAATTTTATAGCTAAGGAGATAGCATCATGACCTCAGCACCACAAACACGCAGCCACTACGCATTTGGCGTGCGCTACCAATATCAATGTTTTATCATTAACAATACAGTGTTTTATCACTGGCTTAATTAACCACTAAAAAAATAACCACAATGAAAAAATTAATCCTAATCAGTGCCTTGTTTCTTGTAACCACAGTACAGGCACAAACTAAACAATATGTCAAGATCGAGACAAGCCACTTTAAAGGCGAAGCGATCAGCAGTAAAACTATTAAATACGAAGGTGGTACTGTAGACATAAACAGCAAGACAATTACCATTGATAAAGAAGCACCTCAACCAAAGTATTATCAAATCGTTTCTAAAGGCTCTGATGAGCCGCAGGATGAAGGATTTTATGCTGTGGAATATGTCTGTATCACCGAGACAAAGAAAGGCTTACTGAAGGCACTAAAATGTGTTCTCTTTTACAGCCCTAAAAATGAGCTGACCGATGTAGTTGTAAAGGAAGGTCATAAAAATGTGGACTACTGTTTAACTGATAAATAAAGATACCGTGAAGACGAAAATGGATACCTACGCTCATATAGTCGGACTTAAGGAGCGTAAAACATCTAAAATACTTTACTGGAACGCTATCAGTAAATACACCGGCAAACTATTAGACAGTAACACTAACATAGCTATCCTTAAATCCCGGTTTGGGGATAGCTGCGATTACAAACCAGTTAGATAATATGAAACACCACCGACAAATAAGAGTTCAAAAACTCCAAACAAAAAACAGAATGGTAGGCAAAACATTTAGTTGCCTGAATGATAATGAACGTAGAATATTTCCATGGTTAGGGGGATCATGGTTCGAGAAAGGCAAAGAAGAAAAATTAGCTAAATATCTTAAAGAATGGGAAGAAGAAACCGAACGGTTATTAAAGTTAAACCCTAATTTAAAACTTATCTAATATATCAGCCATGACCCATTATATCACCTACATGAGTATGACAGGGAATACCTATACTCAGAAGTTCACTGAACTTTTTGCGTTTGCGAACCGTTTAGAGGAATTATTAAATGACAGGTTTATAGTGCAGCGGTCGATCTGTTTTAAGAGTGAAGAAAAATAATACGTGAAATATTTGTTTTACTGAAAATACTTTGTATATTTGATTGTATGAATAAGGAATTAATTGTACAGGCCATAAGAGATAAAATGTTTACCATTATGGCAGAAGAAAAAAAGAAGTTTTCAGATACTTATTTCGCTGAACAAATGGGATTAAGTAAAGCTACTTTGTCCCGTATACTAAACTTTAAACCGACTGAATTAGATAATTTAGTAAAGGTTTGTAAATGGCTCGGTAGACCTATAGACGATTTTATAAATTAATTAAACCATAACCACATGAAACCACGACCTGTACACCAAATCATGAGCGATTAGACACTTTAACAGGAAAGATTAAAAACCTGAAAGATGAAATTTCAGAGCATGTAAACGCAACGAATCCTTTAGATGATAATTATCCGGCTTTATCTGATGCGGAAACTGAATTAGAAGACGCTTTAGAAAAATTAGAAAACGGGTACGATTATCTTAACGAAATTTAAAACCAAAAACCACCATGAAACCGTTAACCCACAATCAACTATTAAACGATCAACTCACCAAAGTATTTGCCCACGCTCAATTAGTTGGCGCAGGATTAAAACAGGAAGACGCCTTTAACATCTCTTTCAGTGAGGCACACAGTAAGAGCGATTGTTGCGGCTCTGATACTTATTCAGAAGGTTTTCAAACCTACTGCTCTTTCTGCGGGCATGATTGTACCCTCGTTACACCGTAAATTAACCATGCAAGCTAAGTTAGATTTAGACACATTAGAGATGTGGGATAATATTATCGAAGGCGATAATTCATACCAAGTAAGTAATAAAGGCCGGGTAAAAAGCTGTATTGGTAATAGGGTTATCAGAAATATTAAATTTATGAGCCATGTCCCAATTCATAATAATGAGAAAATCCTAAAAGGATGGCTTAGTTTTGATGGGTATCCATATGTTAATATTAATGGAAAACACTTGCGCGTGCATGTTTTAGTAGCTACTCATTTTATTCCTAATCCATTAAATCTACCTGAAGTTAATCATAAT